TTAGTGAATGTGCCTCCACCCCCGCCTCCGCGACCACCAAATAAAGGCCCCAACACTTGGCCCACAAGATTCTGAAGCGCATTGCCGAGCAGATCGTTAAAGAAACCAAGTACGGCTTGCTTGAGGCCGTTGAAGAGATCGCGCACATTGGTAAATGCGCGGCTGACATTCGCCCCGAAGCGCTCGAAGGCGTCCCCGACTGTGTCGATCTGAGAGTTGAAGCCTTTCATGAAGCGCTCAGTGTCGGAGATTGCGACTCCGAGACGGTCATAAAGCTCTATCTCGTCGCGAAGGTCTTCGAGCAACGGATCGTTAACGGCAAGCAGTTTCTCCTTGAGCGCGAGTACTTCGCGCAACTGATTGGCGAACTCTCGGGCCGAACCTTGGCGCAGCAATTCCGCCTCGCCGCCTGTGAGTTGGCCGCGAGATAGCGCGTCTTGGATAAAAGCGCCCGAACGTCCAAATTGTCGCCGAGCCGCTCTCTGAAAGGCCTCACTGGATATGCCAGCCGCGGGACGCGCAGGCGTCGGCAAGTCGTCAATAAATTTAAAGTCCGCTCTCGGCCCAAGCGGCGCAAGCGTTTGATTCTTGGCGCGCTTGCCGCTCAGGAATTCCAGCGCCGCGAGTTGTGCGTCTTCGGTTCCCGCCGGCGTCGCGACTTGCAACAAGTTCAACTTGCGCCGTAAATCAACAATGTTTTCTAGCGTTCGCTGTGTCTCTCGGAGTTCGTCGGTTCGGATCTGTAGTTTGAACTCGCGCGACGAAGCCTCACGCAGAACGCCGATTTCGCGGTTGAGTTCCTTGACGGTATCGACGGCTTGCTCGACTTCGGTTTTCCCGGCTGCTGATCTGGATCTGCCACCACCGGCCCCGGCTCTACCGCCGCCGCCCGCCCCGCCTGCGGCCGCAGGCGGCGACTTAGCGCCGAAGAAAGCAAATCGGCTCGGCGCGCCCAATGATCCTCTAAAATTCCGAGGCGCTTCCTCGCCTGGAAGCATATTTCCAAAATTCCCTTTCGAGTTGCGGAAAGAAAAATCTCCACGAACTGCATTGGCCAGATCGGCATAGAATCCGATTCCGTTCGCCGCCGCCTGAACAAGTTGGCTGATTATCGGAATCGAGATTTTGCCGAGCGCGGTGAACGCAGAGGCCAGGTCGACAATAGCGTTGCGAAACTGGACGATCTCTTTTCGGTTGTCTTGCAGATGCCGGCTGAGCGTGTTTCCGAAGTCCTCAGCAAGGGGGATAATCTTTTCAAACAATGGAATCAGGAAGTCCGCCAATTCGCGGCCGATCGGTTCAAGCGCGATGTTTACCCGGTCACCCAACTTTTCAAACTTCGATCCGATTCCGTCCTGAACATCCTTGAACCGCTCGTCGATCCGACCGATAAGCCCTTGCAAGAATGTATCCATCGTGAGCTTGCCCGCATCCTTGAGCTTCCTCAGCTTCTCGCCGTCATTGGTTCCGAACGCCTCTTTCAAAAGCTGGTCGAAAATCGGCACAGCCTGGATGGCTTCCTTGATCTGATCGCGCTCGAAACCGCCCTGAAAAATCTGGATCAGGTTTCGAGAGAAAGTCTTGGCGTCAGGAATCTGAAAGACGGCATTAAGCCTGCCGATTGACTTGATCAGACTGTTGATGGTGTTGTCCGCGACAGTATTCAGAGCCTTGAATTGACCGAAAAGATCCGTCGCAAAGCTCGATGTCACGCCGGGACTGGAGGCGGACAGCTTTCTCAATTCGGCTATTTTCTTATTGGCCGAATCCACGCTGCCGGTAAGAGCCGCAATTGTCTGTCGAGTCTTATCGATGTCGATCGCGGACTGTAATGCCGCTTTTGCAATCTGCGTAAACGCGGCCCCAGCTGCGACCCCGAGCGCGGTAAAAGCCAGCGCTGCGCTATTGGCAGCGGAGCGCATGCTGTTAAGGCTGCCTACCGCTGGATCGAGAGCGGACTTAATCTTGCGCCCAGCAGCCCCGGCTTTTGCATTGATTTCGGAGTCATCAAGGGTAATTTTAAGTACGATCTCTCGCGCCATTCTCTTAATCTATCTGAGCCGCGCTATTTATTTTTCGAGATAAATGGCGCAGAATTCGCTTGTGAAAGGAGAGCTAAAGTGACTGAGAAACAAAAGATAATCCGAGCGACCTTAACCGGTCTTTCAGTGCTGGCGATCACGATTCCATTCTGGCTTTGGGTTTTTGATAAAATCTAGTCCGCTACTTGCGCTGAGTTCTCGCTTTCATCTCCGCTTCAAGCTGCGCCTGGCTTTTCTGGCCAGACTTCGGCGCGCTTGCTTTAGCCATGTCCTTCTCCTGATCCTTCGCCCGCGCATACTTCAGCGTCAAGAAAGCCTCCCACTCAATAGGCGTGTAGAAGTTCGGGTATTCAGTGGCGGCGCCGCCCTCGAACAGCGCCTCCATCCTATGAGCCTGGATCACGAGAGATGCGATGTGTTGAGGTATGGAGCCGGGCTTGGTTGGCAGCAGCTCGCAGCCGCCGCATATCGTTTCAATCGGCCGGCTCTTGTCCCTCAGCAGATATGTCACCGCGCAAATCTCTTCACCCTTGCAGGCTTCCCCACCCTTCTTCCTGCGGGCCTCAAAGTAGCGGTCGAAATACTTCTCGACCGCCCCAATCAGTCCGATAGTTGCGCCTCAAGATTGGCCATCAGGCATTGGATTACTTGGCGTTTCCAGATAGGGTCAATGACAGAGCGGAAGAGTTCAAGATTAGCGCCTACGTTTCCGTGGACCGTTGCGCCTTCGACTATTTGAATCAGCGCATCGTAAAGCTCGATATAGGCCCGCAGATTCGTCCGTATCCTCACCTGTGTTTTCTTGGCCCCCTTCACGTAAGACGTGCTCGACGCCGATCGTTTGAACTTCACGCGCTCAGCCTCTGTCGGCTCGCGCAGCGTGTGGAAGACGACGAAATCGGGCGCGCTTTTCTTGAGCCCGATGCTTTGCTTGACTGTCCACGTATCCGCCCCAATGCTCACCCCGTCCTCATCGCCTTCGACTTCACAAGTCGCTGCATACATTGTGTGGATGGCGGTTGATTTATGGCCTGGACGCATAGCCGCGCGCTCATCCTCCGTGATATCCCGCCATTCATCGGCCTCCTTGTAGCCCTTCACGGCAATCGCGATCTTGTCCCAGAGCCGCGCATTGGCGATCTCGTCATCGGTCTGGATCTCATCCTCGCGGCTGCTGATCTCGACGAGTTCATATTTGATCTGGTTTTCCCGGTCGAGCAGTTCAGCCAGGGTCGGCTTGCGCAGCTTGTGGTAGACGATTACGGGCGTTTCGGATTGCGGTCGGGCGTTGAATGGAACGTCGATATGATCGGCGTCGAAGGCGTAGAGTTCTGACATTTGCTCTCCTTGTGAGCCCTTGAAGGTTTTACCGGCCCGCGAGCGCGTCAAGGTTCCGCGTGATTTCCCGAGAGTGATCAACTGTCGGTAAGCGGGCCGATGCGAATGTGAAGGGAGAAGATAGAAGGGATGGAGGGTTTATTTTGGTGGTATAATAGGGGCATGGAATCAAAAGAGACCTGTTTGCCACCGCTGGAAATGGAAGGTGAATGTCAGATCGAAATTACAGATAACGACGGTCGGCTATTGCTGCGTGCGTTCGGAGTCCCTAAGACGTATCGGTATCCGGATGGATCGTATAAGCATGTAGCTGAATTTTACGACCCTGCCGATGAATTCCCTGCCTATATTGACGACTGATCACCACTTCTCCAGCGGACACTTTACATCCAGCATCCGCCATTTCGTCCGAAGATCACTCATAAACCACTGCGGACATCCGCAGGCGCCGCAGTAGATGCCGCGCTCTTTCGTGATGATGGCCTCACAATCGAAGCATTCAGCCTTGCGTAGTTCATGGGTGCGGATCGTGACTTCACCGTGGCGAAATAGGGAGTAGATGGCGCGGAGAAAGGTGTATACTTTGCGCATGGACAAGAAAGAAATCTATTGCACGCCGCCGTCGACACTTAAAGCTAGAATGCTCACCGAAGAAGAAATCCGATTATTCCTGCGGGCGTTCGGAGTCCCTGACACATATCGCAATCCCGATGGATCTTATTCTCACACAGTCGAATTCCATGATCCTGCCGATGAATTTCCAGCCGAAATAGAGCCGCCAGCCTAGCCGCAACACCGCTTATTGACGATAACGCCTTGCGCATAGTCCTCACCCAGAGCTTCGATCACTTGCGATTCTGTGTAGACCTTTCCGTCAGGCAATAGACTCGCGTCACCCCTTCCCTTGTCCGATTCAAACTCGGTCGTCTGCGCCGTTAGCGCGACTCGGCGCAAGCGGTAGTAGATGTTCTTCGTCTCCCCGTCCATCAGTTCGAGCGGCTGCGTAAAGTCGAACACCTTTAGGGACGCAATGATCTCCGCCGCCTGTTGGTCGTCGGTTTCGTCAGGGAATTTGACACTAATCATAGTTCGCAGTCTCCGTGTTGATGACCTCGGCTTTCAGCGCCGTGCTGGTCGCCGAGTCCCAAAAAGCGGTAAGGTCGAGGGTTAAGGTTGCGTCTCCGTCATCCTGGCCTGTTGAGATGTTGGTGATTCTGGCCTTGGGCATAATCAGGCTCAGCATATAGCGGAACGTCGAAGCGATGATGGCGCCGCGGTATTGGAATGTGACATCGGTGAGGACGTCATTCGTCGCGTAGGTGAACCAATCGGGGATTGTGGCATCCAGGGTCAACACAACCTGAGCGTTAGCGCTCCTGGCGCCGTGCCTCATCTTCGAGACGTATGCCGGGGTCGTCACGAGCGCAGTCAAGGGGTCTGTGATGGTCACCGTGGGATCGCCGGGGCATCTATCGTTCAACTTCGTGGCGTTCGAGACGCCGATTGACGACGAACGAACAGCACAGCCTGAGCCCGTAAGCGTCTGGACACCTCCGGTATCCGTCCAACTGATCACCGTCTGGTTGCCGTCGAGACAGGTCAGAATATCAGCGGTCGCGGGGAGTGTGAACGATCCAGCGGTAGTGTTTGCCGATGTCGGCGCAGGAGTGATACCGGTGCAAGTCCCATTGTCCAACGATATATTCATCGTCGTATCGTTGGCCGCGATATAGCGGGCGGTGAGCACGATCGATGTTGAAGCGCCAGAGATCGCGAAGAAGTAGGCGACGAAGGGGTCGAGCGCCAGTTGAGTTCTGACCTTGCCCGCCCAGGTTGCAGCCGTGTCGGCGCCAGCTACGGCGACAGAAACCGTCCGAGGGCTACCCGGCATCCCCGCCGCGGTAACGATCACCGTAGCGTTGCCCGGCGTGCCAATCGTGCCGGCGGCTGTGGCGGTCTCCACTTGAGCCGTGCCGATCGCTTGCGGGCTGACGAAATCACCTGAGCCGACGAGATCAACTGAATACTGTGGGACATCCGCCCGGTTCTGGGAGAGCCTGTAGCCGTCAACGACCATTCCGTCGAGGCGGAAGGATGCGCCGCCAAGTTGGGCAATCATTGTCGTGGAAGGGAGTTGCCGGTTGACCAACGAGTCGAGCATCACGCAGGAATGCTTGTATGCGGCCGTACCACCTTGCTGAGCCGTCGTCACGGCGCCACCCAATGCGCGGAGAAGGAGGCGGCCGGGGTATGAAACGGCGATCTCGTCCGTGAAGGAGAAAGCGGGATGACCAACGTAGGTAGGACATTGCCTTGTCGGAAACTCATGCCCGTTGCCCGGCTTGCCCGCATCACTCACAAATTCAATTGTGGGTACGACGAAAGCGGGCGCCGTGGTAAGCGCTTTCAGGTAGTCCGTGTTGAGCGTATAGCCGTTGTTCAGCACCGTCTCCGGCCGCTTGCTCAGCCACAGGCCAACATTATCAAGTAAAAAATCAGGCATCTAGTTCCCCTCTATAATTGCTCTACTGTTAAACGCCCGATGGCGTGATGTAGCAATTCCCCACCGAACATATCCAAATCAATCCGAAACTCAGGCTCTTCCGTCACCCGCTGCAATTCAGCCGGCAGCGTTGAAGCGACAACGAACGCTTGAGAGATCGCGTCCAGTTCAGCATTGAACGTGATGTCACTGCTCGTCGTGTTCGTGCTGGCCTCGTCGTATCGGTAAAAAGCCCAAATGTCGTAAATGAACGTCCGCGTTACGCATTGCGGGTTCTTTCTCACCGCGTCCGATTGCGTTCGAGTGATGATGTAGCCGTGGACCTTATCGGCATCAGTCCCGTTCGGCGGCTTCAGCACCCCTGGCCATTCGTTCGGATCGTGCCCAAGCACCCAAAACGCAAACACCACCGCATTCGGCGCATTTGTCGTGATCACCGATGCGATTGCCGCGCGTATTTGGGCTTCCGTGTAGGTCGGCATCTATTCCCTTGCGCCCTGCGATGTCGCGTAATGGTTCAAAACCAACCATAGCTTGCGATTCCAGCGGGCATCTGCGAGCGCGTGATGCTGGTCCTTGTCCTGCTCGGGCGGATGCATGCCAATCTGATCGCACCATTGCTGCAAATCGCGCGTATACATTGGCCAGCCTGTAGGCAGATCCATCATCGTGCCGAATAACTGGCATAGGGCGACGTGATCGTATGCGCTGTACCATCCCCAGAACTCGGGCCTGTCGTATTTATAGGAGTCGCAGAACTCAAGCACGGCCGCTACCAGATCCGCCTTAGCCATACCGGTGTCATCCAAGTGCGGCAGAACGTTTTTACGTACCCAATCGTGACGGCAAAGCTCGGGGTTCTTTTTGTAGTTTTGCGCTCGGATTGTTTGAGCGTAAAACTCGCGCCCATCCTCAGCCACGATCCCGATGGAAAGCAGGTCTATGGTGGAGCCGTCTTCAATGAATTCTGTATCGTAAAAGTAGCGCATCTATTCCCTGCCCCTTGCCAGAATCCCGCCCTTACCGAATCGGGTAATCACACCCTCAATCGCGGGCCGCACGAACGGACGAGCGGCAACCTTCGACGATCCAAACTCCAGCGCCGCCGCATAATCAGCCGCGATGACGATCTCAGCCTGCGTGTCGGACTTGATCGTCGTCTGAATGGAGTTGATCAGAAATCCGGTGTCGACAGCAGGCGATTCACCTGGAGCCGATGCTCTATGAATCACTCCACGCCGCCTATAGGTTCGCCCTGTCTTCGGCCCCGCCATGCTCAGCTTCATGGCGGCTTCGATAGCCAGCGCGACCTCTCGCACAGTCGGGCGGACCCCTTTAGCGATGGTCCGCTTTAGCTCACCCTGATCCACTTTCACCGTGAACGTGATCACCGTGTCGCCCTCCAAGCTCGGAATTTGTCTCGCAGCGGTATCAGCACGAAGAAGCGAAACCAAGCCTTCGGAAAGAACAACCAAAAGCGCACAGCGCGCCGACCTCTTGGATAGCCCCAATAACTCTTGCTTTCTTCGAGAAAACCTCTCCAGATCACCCTGTCGCCCCCTTCTGCGGCGAGAGCCGCAAGACGTAGCCCGCGCCAAGTTGCTGCATCGGTAGAAGGTCTGAGATTTTGTAGCGCGTCGTTATGCCTCTGACGGTGATAGCCACAGCGCCGCCGATGTTCAATTGCGCTCTAGTGATCGCGGCGTCTACGCTCAGCCACATCTTGACGCCCGATCCGTCAATCTCTTGTCCTGCACGCTGCTCACGAACGAAGAAGAAGCCACTCGTAAGAGCTGCGATCTCCGTCTCGCCTGCCGTTGGCGTCACCTTGTAAAACACAACCTGAATGTTGCGCCCGTAGGTCTTGCGGGTGAGCGTGTTCAGTCGGGTTTTCGTGAGAAGTTCGGTCAGAATCGCCCCTCAACTGAAACCGAATGATTGGCCTGCATTCGCGCATCAGATAGTTTCCGAATCGCTACAGTCTTGCCCGGTCCTTCGGGTGTGACCGCGTTGACCACGCGCGCACATTCCAAAAAGGCGGCGTTGATTTGCTCGTACACCAACCGCTGTGCTTCAGTCGGTGGGTGATAAGTAAAAATGTCTTTGAGTTGCTCTTCTGTCATAAATCTAAGCTCGTACAAGAACGTTGCCGCCGATCAATCCGCCAAGGAGTTGGCCAACCGTTGACGGCAATCCGCCCGCCGGCTTCTGGGATTGAAACTTCATATTGACGCCATCGGCGGTGAATGAATCCAAAGCGTCGTCTCCGCTTTCATCGAAGTCGTCGAGTAAAGCGAGCGCCAACTCACATTGAGCGTCCTTCACTCGCTGCGGGATTTCGGTCGAGAGATAGACATCGCCGAATAACCATCCATAGCCGCCGCCATATCCCCATCCATAGCCGCCGCCATATCCCCAACCATAACCGCTGCCGATCCCGTCAACTTTTTGCACGTACATCCGAGGCCAGGCCAGGCGCTGCGTCGTTGTCACCCTTGATCCCAACCAGTTCTCGGATTCCAATCTCGTCGCAGCCATCAGCAGGGATCTCGTCTTGTTATCCGACGTCGCCCCGGTCCACGCCTCGGTATTGAGGCGCGCGTCGAAGTAGACATCTGCGGCGGCAACATCAATGTATGAGTTCGCCGCCGCTCCGCCGATGGTTGTGTCGAGTGTGGGGAGTGGCATTTACACACCTGCAATCGCCGCCATTGAGCGCTTGAATCCGGCGTCACAAGATGCGCCCAGGTCGCGCATGGATTGAATCGCCGAATAGGTCGAACCGACTTCGGCGATGGTCGCATGCAGTTCGGCGGTGACCGCGGCGATCTCTTCCTCGTGCTTGCGTTTCAGCGTCACGAGCGCTACTTTCAGTTCATCGCGTTTGTCCTCGGCCGCCCGCAATCGCTTCAGATTGCCCGAATCCTCAATGCTGAAAATCGCCTGGCGCGCCGTCATTTCCGCAGTGGATGCGGCTATGAACAGGCGAGGCAGTTCAGACTTACGCGCCACGAGGGTATCGAGCGATTCCAAATCGCCGCTATTGATCGCCGTGCGGATCTGCTCATCGATGAGCCCCAGCTCCGATTCGAGCGAGCGCCGCTCCTGCCGTAACTTGACGAATTGCTCATCGGCTGAATTCGTGGATTTGACGGGCGCCCCTTCTTCGACGCCCGCCGTATGATCGTTCTTTTTAGCCGCCATAAAGCTTATTACCCCAAAAGTATCGCGGTGTGCTCTTGCTTAATCCCCTTGACGCCCCAGCTCATTGAGACCTCCAGGAACTGAGCGTGGTAACCCTGATAGATAGCGAACTCGAAAGGCATCCCCGTAAGAGGATCGACGATGGTCATGCGCTCGAGCGCCATGTCGCGCCCGCCGGGCAGGTATGGCGCACGGGCCATAAGGATGATTGCTGAGCGATGGAAAGCGAGATTGAGCGCTGCGACGTTGCCGATGGTCATTGCGGTCGCGGATCCCGGAATCGCCACGCGCAGGCCGGGCTTGGCGAGCGTGATAGCGCCAGGAGCGGCTACGCCGACCTCGACCACGTAGATGTTTGAGTCACCGGCGAATGTGACGCGATCACCGGCCAGGACCGTTCCTGAACCCGTGATCAGAGTAATCACAGTCGCGCCGACAGCGTAGCCGGCCGTGTTCGAGGTGTAGGCTGTACCGGTTCCTTTGGCGGGGCTTGCGATTCCCGCCGATTCACGCGTATTGAGGCCGTGCAGGTCGTACAGCGTGCCCTGACGCAGAGTTCCGGCGAGCCCCGCCTCATTCACCCTCGTAAGGCTCGGCAATGAACGCAAGTTCACGCCCGCGCTGGTATTGATAACAAGCTGACGATCGAACAACGGCGCGCCGTTATCGTCGAGAATCTTCCGCACGTTAGCGGAATCGGCAATGCCAGGAGTCGCGCCGAATGGCGCCGTGCCCGCAGTGCCATATGCGCGTGAAGCGAAAAGGGCGCCCGCAACGCCCAGGTCTACCTCGATTTCGTTGGTGAGCGTCCTAATTCCCTGCGCAATCTGATCCGGCGTCACGCTCTCGATTCCCGGTCCGGCGCCGCTTAGACTCTGTTGCTCTTCACCCGACCACGGGATCTGTACGGCCCTGGATTTTGTGACGGACATTTCGACGAATGGGATCTGGACGCTGTTCGGCGTCGGCGGAGTCATCGCAGGAGTGATATCGACTGCAGTCAGCCTCGGCGTAATTCGCACGCGCAGCGGCTGATTGAGCGCTACGCGGCTTGTTTCGGCGTTAATAGTTACGGACGGGATCATGCCGACAAGCTCGCGGCTCACGACATCCATCCCGGCATACAGAGTAGGGATTAACCCGGTAAGGGTGTTGGCTAAAGCCATGTTGTCTCCTCAAAAAGTCCCCACTCTGCGACAGAGAGGGATTAATCAATTATGCGATGGCCTTCCCTGATCACTTTCCAGCGTTCCTCGTGCGGCAGCGCCTCGAATGACTCGCGTGAGTAGGTGCGCGCCCCGGTTGCCTTGTTGCCGTTCTGCGCGCCGCTGCCTGCCGCCTTGGAAGCTTCGAAAGCCCAGGGCTC